GAATGAGGAGATCAGGGTAGCGCGCAAATCCTCGAGATCTGATTTCCTGGTCTTGGCGTCATAGACGGCTTTGGTGTTGCTTCCTGGAAACAGAAACTCGACACCCCTTTGGAGTTCTTCTTTCCCTTGGGTGCCGATCGACTGTACCTCTTGAAGTTCTGCACCATATTTTTTGAGGAACTGTGAGGCCTTGGTCTGAGCGATCTGGGCGGCGATCTGCTTGTTTTGGAGTTCGCGCACCTGCTCTTTCCCGAGAGACAGGTTGCCGCCATCTGGGCCGGGGATGTATGACGGGTTGCCGGCCTGCGCTACGGCCAGCTTGACTGGGGCCTCGCCGTATTCCTTGGCGATAGCGGCCTGGGTTTCGATGTCTGATTTTTCCTTCTCGGCGCGCCTTCTGGCTTCCGCCACAGATTGCGGCGTCATTGGCGTTCCGGGAGGAATGAACCTGGCGATCGCGTCTTTGGTTTCGGCGGTGTATTCGGGGGTGGACACGGACGCTATTTTGGTCGCGTGGTGCTGAAGCACTGGGGCGATGTCTTCAGGCTTGTTGGCGAGCTCCGAGGGGTCGACGCCAACCGTTCGAGACAGATACTCATTGATTGCCGGTAGGTTTTCCGTGGATCGCATGGAGCCATAGACCCGCTGAACCGCACCGGACTGGCGCATAATCTGGTCGGCAAACATCTTCGCTGATGCCTCGTGCGCCTTCGCCTTTTCGGCTTCCAGCTGATACGGCTGCATCTGCTGCTCAAATTGCACGCGTCGAGACTGAGCCATCGCGTTGGCGGCCTGGGGATCGTACATGGCGAGCTTGGCATGCGCCGCACTGAAGTTGCGTTGCGCCTGCGATGCGTACTCCGGATCTGTCTCCGGATCCTGGTGCTCCATGTCGCCTTGCGCGGCCAGGTATTCCTGCCTTGCTTGAAGCACCTGTTGGCGCTGTTTTAGCTGTACCTCTCCCTGGCCAACGGCGTGGCCAATCTGGAAGAACTGACCGATCATCTGGGTGTATTCATCAGGCGTCATCACCCACCCCCGAAGCTGCCGCGACCAGACAAATAGCCCATGCCGAGGCCGGCGACGCTACCGGCCGCACCTCCGATGCCGCTAAACGTGGCCCCAAGTGCTGACGGTGCCGCCTGTTGGCCCATAAGCGCGCTTCCGGCGCTCTGGGTTAGAGCCGAATTCATGCCCGCGCCCTGCATGCCTAGGCCAGCCATGCCGGCGCCAGACTGGGCCTGTAGGCCAGCCATGCCGCCGCCTAGGCCCTGCCACAGGTTCCCTAGGGCGGCCCCGCTGTTGGCCTGCATGCCGGCAAGGTTGCCCATGGCGCCGAGCTGTTGTCCGCGTTGCGCCATCTGGTTGCCAACAAACTGTTGGTAGTCCTGGTTGGCAAGCCCCTGGCTGTATTGGAGTAGCTGTTTCTGTGCCGCCCCCGAGTCGCGACCCCCGGCGGACGCGTTCTGTGCGGCAAGCGCCTGTTGGCCCTGCTGCATCTGGAATTGATAGCCTGGGCTCTGCTGGTATCCCTGGCCGAGTGGTCCGCCGGCAAGCGAAGCTGCCCCTTTGAGTGTCTGGGTCGCGTCCCCATACCCGCCAGAGAGGGCCAAGTTGGCATAGTCACCGTATTGGCCAAGGGTGTTTTGCGCGCCCTGATACCCGGCGGCAAGTTGCCCTTGACCCTGTTGGGTCGCCAGGGTGTTTGCGCCCTGTTGGCCCTGCATGAGCCCCATGTATTGTTGGGCATTGGCCTGGCTCTGCTCTGCTTTTGACTTGTCGCTGAAATAGCCGCCGATGCCGCTGGCTAACCCGCCGGCAACACCGATGGCCCCGAGTGCTACGAGTCCGCCTGCTGGCATGGCAACACCTTCCCATAGTAGACATTGGCGCGCGTGTAGCCGCGCCGGGTAAACATTGCGCCTGAAATCTTGGACATATGGACGCCATCAGTGGCGAGCAAAAGAGCCGTGATGCCCCGCTCCGCGCACCAGGATTCGGCCGCATCAAGCAGGAGCCTTGACCCGCCCATGCGGCGGAACTTCGGCGACACCCACAGCATGAGCTGCTGGAAGATTCGGCTTTTCGGCTCCCACCAAACGGGGATCATGCCGCCAACCATGGCGCCAACGATCTCGCCATCACTCTCGACCACACCGACAAATTCCCCGCCAGCCAGGAGTCGGCCGAAAACGGTCTCAACGAAGTCGCGATCACACCCGGCGTACTTGTCGAGATGGAGAGCCCTATATGCCTCCATGCGCAGGTCGACGATCGCGGGGATGTCCTCAGCGGTCGCGGGTCGGTATTTGAGCCCTTCTGTCATCAGATCCTACGCCGTGCTACCCGAGAATCATTGGCTCTTCATGCCAAAACAGGTTGTAGTAGCATGACGAGGCCACAGCCGCGAGTGACACGGTCTCGAAAGCAATCTGACCAGTCGGAGGGATGATGATCTCACCGTCAATGTTGCAACACTGCATGCGCCAAATAGAGCCGGCGGCAGAGCTGCCAGTGTCTCCGGTCATCGGGAGGGGCAGCCATGGAGCGGCAACAGTGATCGTGGTGGCACAGATAACCGCTGACCCAGGAATGTTTGCCGCCAGGTTGTCGATGACTGCCTTACATGACAGCGACGCACCTGACGCAACGACCGCGGTCGGCTTCGCCGTCCCGGCTGGTGCAAGGTTGAACCAAATCGAGTGTCCGTTGGCTTGCGATGCGTCAACAGCCGCCGTCACTAACACCAGCTTGTCAAGAACCATGGCCTTGGCTGGGCTGCCGTTCCAGAACCCGCATCCGACGCCAGTTGTCGGGATGGCGTTGACGCTGGTTTTGGCTGTGTAATTGCGCATACAGAAGGCGTTGCCTAGGCGCGTTGATTCCTCATACATCGGCCCTTGCTGCGAGACGTGCTGGGATCCAAAGTTGTTGCCCACCATCTGCTGCTGTAGACCCGGAGGAACCGGACCCATGTAGGCAGCGATAGAATCGCACATATTGACTAACTCGATGGCCATTTGCTTGTCTCCTCGCCCGAAATACCAAGGGCGCCTTCAATGAACGTTAGGCGGTTCTCCAGTAGAATCAGCGAGAGCTGGATCCTGGGGATGTCCGCGGTTTCCGAATTTGCGAGCGTGACGAATGTGGGCAGCATCGACCAAGTCCTAGACCCGTCGCCGATGCGCACGTCCCCGGTCCAGGTGTCGAGGCCGAATTCGCCTGACGACAAGACAGGATTGACCGCGATCCAGTTCGCTGAGGTGTCACGGCGGATCTGGATGGTGGCGATCATGCGCCGCCCCCGTCAATCACAGCCATCGACACCCAGGACCCACTGTTTGGGATAAGAGGGCTGGCGCCCTGCCTAGCATAGTTGATACCGTCCGCGTCCGCATCGGACGCGCTAGCCATTGTCCCAAGACCGTGCACGGCGATCCCGGTCGATCCCACGTGAGTGTCGAGGTTGACCTGCACTGCCGCAGCCGCCGCGTCACCATCGACGCCGGGGTTGCCCTGGATCCCCTGTATTCCCTGGGGTCCGGTGCTACCCGTGTCTCCCTTCGGTCCCTGTGGGCCAGTCGCTCCGGGAGTACCAGTAATTCCGAGTTGGCGTAATGCCGTATCTATATTTGGTGCATGAAATCCGCCCATCACAGCACCAAAGACCATGAGTCATCGACAACGCACACGTAAAAATGTCCACCGAAAATAGTTGCCCCACCAACGCTGGCCGGTGTTTGCGTTGGGTCATCCTGAGGAATAACCCCGGAGTTTGCAGCCAAGTTTCTGAAAAATCCCATCCAAGGGACAGTAGCCGGAGATTGCCCGGCTATCGGATTTGACGGGTTGGGAACAATCGGCTTACCCATCACAGATATCTCCGCGCCAGTAGGCGCCGAGGGCCGCCAGCTTGATCGGATCGGTCAAACTGAAGCGAAGTGTGCGGCGGCGGAACTGCCCTAGGCGATTCCACCGGCATCCCCATCCATAGTTGCCGACATCGCCAGCGGATCTGAAAAGCTTGTTGCTCCAGGTGCGTCCATCATCGTCGGAATACTCAAGGCCGAAGCTAGGATGCGATCCGTTTGGAGCTCCACCCATTTCACAGTCAAGACGGACCTCGTCCATGATGCCGCGGTTGCCGTCCCCATGAACGGGAGGTGGCTGCATGATTCTGCCGATGGGTCTGAAGTTGTTTCCTCCGCCTGGGGCCGATGCTATTGAGTCGTTGTTTGTTTCCGGGTCCAGGATGTAGAGATTCCCGGTCGACGAATCTCCGACCAGGTCCATCCCGTATGCCTGGATGTAGTTCCCCACGGTCCAGTCCGGCTCCTGCCATGAGTTCAAGTCGTGCCAAACCTGGGTGCTGTAGTCATAAGCAATCGTTCCCTCGCCGGGGAAGTTGAGCACGTAGAAATGGTGCCCACCCTGCCGATAGCTCATTCCCTCGGCCGCGTATGGCTTCAGGCGAGCCTTGATCCATGCCTCTATTCCCGGAGTGCTGATTGGCTGGTGTGATCCTCCAGGTTGATAGGTCTGAACTGACCAATCGGTGGCGACAAATCCGATCTGGTCCTGTACCCGAGTTGGAGAGAGTGCCGCGCCGCATCCGATCTGAATAACGCCCCCGCCGATGCGTGTGAACGGGAACAGGGGATTGCCCGAGTCGCCATAGGCGCTCAGAAAATTCTGCCCGAACAGTGTCAAAATCTCGTTACAGCTGACGGCCGCGAGGGCGGTCCCGTTGTAGGCATCGGCGCTCGTGTAGGCCAATGCCTGCCATGTGCTGAAGTCGTCAGGGTCGGAGACATAAAATCGGTTGGTGGCGCCTAGGGCCGCGATTGCATACCCATCTTGTTCGGTGACGCTCGAATACCAGTTAGAATCAACCTGCGCCATCATCAGGAGCGTGCCATAGAAACTCCCGACATTGGTCGCCAGGAAGAACTGGCCGACTCCACCACCAGCGGAGTCGTCCGCCACCATGGGAACATGGCCAGACCCAGGCACGGTTCCGAGCACGTAGCTCGAGCCATCCATGTTTACCACGTAAAGACTGGCTCCGCTCACAACCAGGAGCCGGCCATTTAGGACGCACGACCCGCGCACAGGACCGGCGCCAAGAGTGGTGAAGTATTTTAGCCCTGGTCGACCTACAACCTTCCATGGAGTGATTGAGCCTGGTGGGTTTTTCTCATAAAAACAGTTTTGCAGCCGCTCGCAGGTTGCCCTCTGGCTCTTGTCATGGGCCGAGGACGATGCCCAGAGCAATGGCCGCAGCTGCCCCATCAAAAATACCTCGCCCAGACCGGCAAGAGCTTGGGCCTGGCCGCATACTCTCTGCGCAGGGTCTCGAATCCCTCATCTGAGTCTTTCGCCAAAAGTGCCGCGCGCTCCCCGGTAACACCGAAATCACCGGCGTTGGCATCGGCCAGAATGTGGGAGCAGGCATGTTGGGCCTCCACCGGAATTGCGGACACGGGGAACGGAGCGACCCCTTGTGTCCGCAAGTTCTGGTGGATACTAACCCAAGACTCAATGACGTCAGCAGAGTCCTCGGCGCTAGGGTTTTGTCCAGTGCCGAGCACGCCCAGTCGCCTGAGCACAGCCTTGGCCAGATCTGATTCGCTCCACACGCCCATTTACAGCGCTTTCTTCGGTCTGCCGCGCTTGTGCGGGGTTTCAGCCTCAACCTCGGCGGTGGTCGGCAGTTCCTCGGCCTCTTTGTCCTCCTCGTCCTGCTTGAACGCCCCTTGTTCGATGAGGGCAAACATCTTGCCTCGGACCTTTTTCTTGACGCCATCCACGACCAGAAACGCCGTGATGAGGTCACTTTCGTCCGGGACGTCGACTACTTCGCCCTTCTTGAAAACGAACCCGCGCAGATGCATTGCCGCGTCGTGATCTTCCAGCTCTTTGATCTTGACCACCTTCTGGTCTGCCATCCATTTGGCGGTGCGCTTGTCTTTCTCGCGCGCCTGCATCGCGTTGTCGCGGTTGTCTATGTGGTAATAGAGTTCCTGCGCCGCCTTCTCGGGAGGGTCAATGCTCGCCATGTGCTGATCCAGCTGCTTTTCCTGCGCCTCTTTCGTGATTCCCTGATAGATGACTTTCATTTCAACCTCTAAAAGTGGCGCAGGAGTGGGGGCCGGCACCATTGCCGACCCCCAGAGATGCACCTGTTACGTGTCAGCAACGCCAGCGGTGTAGACGGTCATCACACCGTTCTGGACGTTGTTGTACATGAGCTTCTGGATGGCGTGGATCTGGGCTACGCCGATACCGGGGGCGTTGCCGTAATCGTATTCATCCTTGGTCATGATGTCGTGCGCCGTCTCACCGATGCCAAAACCGAGGGCCTGGGCACCGATCAGGAAGTTCGGAGCAACCGCGATGGAGCCACTTCCGACGCTCGCAATGGTCCCGATTTCCGGCACCTTCTTCAAAACAAGGCCATCGTACATCAGGTCCCCATCATTGAAGAGCGGATTTTCATCGCCACGCACCCCGGAGTATTCCAGGATCGAGACGGTGGTTGCATGGGTCTTGAAATCTCGGAAGGCGTACCGCTGGCAGAGCATGAGGCCCCATTCCCCGCCGCCATCGATGCGGATCGGGCGCCAGTGCGGATCTGCACCTTCGAGAATTCGCTTCGCCAGAGACGCGATCGTCGGCTGGAGAATGTCGGTGGACGAATCGACGTTGAGCAGAGACGCCGAATGGTCATAGGTCGCACCGCCGGCCGGCGCCGTGGTGGCGATGTTGGAGATCGAAGCGCCGAACAGGATTCGGGACGCCGCATACTGAGCGTCGGTCCAGACGTCCTTCTGCGCTTCGGTGGCTGACCCGTAGGCCGTCACGCCGTCGACACACGGAGATTGCAGCGCGATAATGCACTGCTGCCTGACCAGCTCCATCAGCCAGTTCTTCAGCTGCGGCTTGGCCGCGTTCAGCATGTCGATGTGGGTTTTCTTCTGCTCGAACTTGCCGATCGTTACCGCGTTGCGGTATTGGTCGAGCGTGAGCTGGCAACCGTAGTTGCCAAGCGCCGTCTCTGACCCGCGGAGAGTGTTGTCACCGCGGACGCCACCGAGGGCGCTCGAGGTCGACGGGATGCGCGTGACCAGCGAGATGGTCACATATTCGCCTGGTTTCTTTTCCAGGTCGTAATTCATTTGGATCGGCGCATCCGTGGTCTCGCCCATCAGCTTGGCGAACGGATTGTCACGGACGAATTCTTGGAAGAACTTAGGCGACCACTGGGCGACTAAATTCGCAGTTTGGACAACTGACTCTGCCATTTTTTACTTTCTGGCGCGTCAGAACTTGCCGTGTAGCGCCTTTCTTGCGCCTTCAATTGCGGTCAAATTCCGTACCTGCACCGTGTCTCCCTTGGCATTGCGGTTCCCCGCGATGCTCTTCAGGATGGGTTTTTTGGGTTTCTCTTCCTGTGCAGGAATTTCGACGCCAGATTCCTTGAGCTCGGCGAGGATTTCGGCCTTGAGTGCGGCCTTTTCCTCGTCTTTGCTCTTTGGGGGATCGATACGGTTCTTGGCCCAATTGTAGACAAACTTCGCGGGATTTCGTTCCTGCTCCATCTGCTGACGATCGGCCACGGTGGCATGGTCAAACCAGTATGCGCGCTTCTCGAGGTAATCCGGCCATCTTTCCTCGGCCGCATCCTCAGACAGCGCCGCACGTGCCTCAAAAGCCGCCTTGGCTGCTGCCGCCGCAATGTCTTTCTTGGCCCGAGCCCTGGTTTCGTTGATGTACTTTGCCGGCCCGCCGCCCTTCCAGATGTCATCGTCCGTCAATTCGGGCTCTGGCTCTTCCGTGCGTGGCAATACCGACTGACCCTGTCGCCTGATAACCTCATTCTCGATTCTGAGCTTTTCGGCTCTGGCTTCGGCTTCCTGCGCTCTCTTTCTCAGTGCCGTATGCTCCTCGAGCGGCACGGTTTTGGCTGGTTTCTGTGGCGCAGCTTCATCCGTTGAGCTATCTGCGGTTGCCTCAGGGGCTTCCGGTTCTGCTTGCGTTTCGTTTTCCACTGCTGCCTCATTCGCCTTTGCCATTGTCCGTGCTCCTCTACGCCCTCTTGCGGCTGGGTCGCGCCGATAGGAGTTTTTGGCCTAACGGTTCTTCGGTTGAACCGCACAAATGGAAATGGCAAGAGGGGAAGATCAGACTGGGCGGGCAACAACCAGGGTCAGAGTTGCGGCGCCGGTTCCGGCGATGATTGACGTGATGTCAGAGTCGGCCGTGATGGTGACGGTAGGCGTGATTGCCGCCGTATGCCAGACGGTTCCACTCACCACGCCCATGTCAACGCCGGCTGCCGCGGTAGTGTAGACCGATGGCGTTCCGGTGTTGTACCGATCCACGTCCGAGCCATCGCCAACCGTGATCACGCAAGTTGTGTTCCCGGCTCCGGTGAACCCGGTAATGCCATGGATAAGGCACGCCAGAACGCGCGACCCGGCCGGGATCTGCATCCCGGAGTTGAGCACCAGCGTTCCGGCTGCACCGCCGCCGTCCGTGAACGATGCAGCAGCAATGGCCTGCTGCAATACCGCCACTTTCGGCACCTTCTGCATTGCCGAGGTTACCTTGCTCGCCCCGATTGCCGCGACTCCTGCTCCGCTCAATGTCACATCGCCAGACATGGTGTTGGACGCCAGCGCAGAGCCGTTGCCGCCGACAAACGTCCCGGCAGAAGTCGAGAACGAGGAGGCGTTGACCGCACCAACCGCCGAGAACGTCTCAACCACGGCGTTTGCGAGCGCCACGACAATTTGCTTGTTGGTCTTGTCGTAGTACAAGCCATCGTCAACGCCGTAGTTGGCGAAGTTGGTCAGCTTGATGTACTGATTTGGATTGAGTTGGCTCATTGTCGCCGCCTACTGGTAAAAGACTTTCCAGCTCTTCAGATAGCTGTGTGTATTGCTTCCGGCCTGGATGTCGCGAACGAACGGGATCACCGGGGTTCCGCTGGTGAACGTGAACGCCTGCGTCACGGTCGGGGCTGCCCCGTTGATCGTGAAGGTGGTGACGCCCTTGTCGCTCACCAAAGTGCACAAGGTGATGTCCGTGGCGTCATACACGGTGTCGGTGCTGCTGGTCTCGGTCTCGCTGGTTGACAGCGACGTGGTTGTGTAGCCAGTGGCGCCCTTGTGGCCTACCGCGGCGTACATGACTTCGCTTTGCAGTGTGGCGTTGAACGGCGTAACCTTGCGGAACCCGGCATAGGCAGAAGTCAGATCCGCAACCGTGGTGTGGTTAAGAACGGCGCAGAACCCGAACGCGGGATCAACTCCGACAGTAAACGGTCGACCGCTTCCGCCGATGAAACCGCTGATGGTTTCAAGGCCGTAGGTGTTCGTGCCGCCAGCGTATGTTTCCAGTCCGCTGGTGGTCAGGGTAGAAGCCGACGAACTGGTAATGATCGCGGCCTGGGCGAACTTGGTGCCGTCGCCCATCGTGATTAGGTTCCAGGTTCCGGCGGTGGTACTGGCAGTCGCGAGGCCTGGGGCCGTGGTCGAATACTGAATGAAATTCAGGATCGATGTGGTGTTGTTGTACTTGGTGAAGTCCTCATAAAACGTCGGGCCGACAATCTGGCCCCAGGTGCCGTTGTTGATGGCGACCAGGCCCTTGCTGGTGGCCTCCTGGAAAAGGCCATCGCTGCGCCCGTAGTAGTGGCCGGTTGCTCCGGTCGGCTTGTACTTGGCCGGGTCAACCTGAGTGCTTGCGGCAAGCGCCAGAGTGGAGAAGGCCGTCAAGGCGGCCAGGACAAAAAGAATCCGCTTCATGGTAACATTTTCCTTTCAGAACCGGCCGCCATGGCCGGCATATCTGGTGGTTTGGGCACAGAGGCTTTGCCGGCGTGCAATGCGGTGTGCATCGCATAGGCCGTCTCGCCTGCTGCCTTTGCCGGCGCAACCTGGGCGTCGGCGAGTTTCTTCTGTGTGTCGGCCTGGGTGTTTTCCACGTCGACCGCTTGCTGCTTGACCTTGAGTTGAGCCGATGCCTGCTGCATCTGCTGCATCTGAGGATCGACTTGTTGAGCTTGGTCAAACAGTTTCACGAACTTGCGCTTGTCGCGTAGTTGCGACATTTGGATCAGGGTCTTGGCAACCCAAGGCGGCGTGATTTGCGGGTTAAATACGCCCTTCCCGGCCATATCGGCGATGATCTCGAACTGCTCTTGTTGCTGCACCGTGACGTCCGGGACCTCGTCAATCTTGATGTCCATGCGCAGTTGACCAATGTTGTTGGCTACGCAAATCTTCTGCATCATGGGGTGAGCCAAGATCTCGGCCTGAATCTGCGCCTGTTGCATCTGCTGAAGCTGCTGCTGCGCCTCGGGTGGCAACCGTTGCCCGCTCTGTTGCATGGCCTGGCCAATCGTTGCCATGGCCTGCTGAACCTTCTGGGTGGCGTCCTGAATGATCTGTGCGATCTCGTGCGGCTCCAGGTCAACCGAGGCGAACGCGGCTTGCGGCTGCATCCCGTGTTTCATGAGTTCCTGTACGCGCTCGGCACGAGTCATGCGGCGGTTTAGACCAACGAACCGGAACCCTGTTGCGGCCTCGTCATCCTGAACCCGCAACCACATCTCGTAATCCCAATATTGGCGAACCAGATACCAAAGCCCCTCGTAAATCTCGCGTTTCCACTCGCGGAATGGCTCAAAGATGGGCTCTAGCTCGATGCTACCAAGGGTCTGGCGCCGCATCATGGCAACGCCGCTCATGCCGGCGGGGCCGTCTCCGGCGATGGCGGGGAGCGACGGGCCTACGCGATCAATCTCCTGTTTGCTGTCTTGAAGCAAAGCCAGGTGCGATTGCGCGGTGTCGAGGTTCTTGTCTTCGTGAAACTGGCCTTTTGTGATCGCGCCGGGGTTGACCTCCGATACTCCACCAGGAATGGCGCGCTGCGTGCGAAACTCGTTGATGTTCTCGACCGCACCCTTCTCCATGATGATGTTGGGCACGGCCAGCATGTTGAGCAGTTTGCTCTCACGGTGATTGATCGAGTCCTGGGGGGAGATGAGCCGCGCAACCTCGCCGTAAGCCTGATTTTTGCGGGTCACAAACGCGCGGGCCAGCTTCAGCGGGCACCATGTCCTACCGCGATCGTTGACGAACGGCACGATTCGCGGGCCAGCTTCTTCGCTGTCGTCACTACCTGGCGCCGGGAGAAATCCGGTCACGCAATAGAGCGCGTGGAACCACTCTTTGAGCCCAGTTTTCTCGTTGCGCTCCCACCAAAACATATGGTTGATGCGCACTCGGCGACGCTCAAAGTTGTACCAGTTCTGTGGGCGGTCCTTGTTGGCGCCCATGGTGGTGCCCTGGCTGGTGCCGTTCAGCGCGGCATCATCAAACATATCGATGTAATCCGGCCACTCCTCGGCGGCGTCGGCTACATCCCACCACGTGGTGTACCCGCGAAACTTGTTGTCGCTGTAGTTCTTTTTGCGCGCGTGTTGGTCCCAAATCATGCGGTCCTGGGGGATGAATTCGACATTGGCCCTGTACTCGGTCCGCATTTCCCCGTCGCGGCCTTCCATCTCCTCGGATTCAACAGAGAGCATGGCGCCACATTTGCCCTCCACAACCAGGCCCTCGAGCCCATCGGAGAACACGCGCGCTACCTCTGCATCGTCGGCGCAGAACCTAACCGCGTCGGTGGCGGCGTCCGCTGAATCCTCTTCCGCTTCGGTGGTCGGGAAAGCTCGCGGGTCAGACCGGCCGCGGATCTCGTAGCCGCTGATGGTGTCAACTTTGGGGGCTATCCGGTTGATCACGCTGGCCGGTTGACCGCGCTCCTCGAGAATCCGCCGCTCCTCTGCTGTCCACTGTGCACCGTCGTAGTAGTCGCGGGATTTTTCCGCGAGCTCGCGCTCAATGATGGTCGTCCAGGCGAATTCGTCATACCACTTGATGAGCTGCGCAAGGTCAACGTCGCTCGATTTGTCCGCCAGATCGCCTACTTCGTTTTCCAGCTTTCGGTCTTTGGCTGACTTGCGCTTACCCATTCACGATCCCTCTGAGGTTTCGCAGTTGTCGGTTGAACCGCTGGATGGGCATTGTCAATGACCCCGCACATGGTAGCCAGCACGTCAAACGCGTCATCGTGCTTGCCGCCGGGGAAATCGCAGCACTGATCGATGATCCGCTCTGCCCATGCGGTTTGCGGGAAAACAACGCGCCCCATGCTGGCCCAGGCCTGAAACGCGCGGCCACGGGTCGCCTTGTCGGCTATTGGCGTGACCCACTGTGCGTTGACGTAGGTCTTTTTCTCCATGCAGATTCGGTCCAACAGGGGCTCAATGGCGCGACGAATTACGCCACCCTCCCCGAACCAGGCCAGCGGACCCCACTTTTTCACGAGAAACAAAAGCGACTCGATCCACTTTTCGGCTGTTGCTTGCCCGTTCCACCAATCAACCACGTAGAGACGGCCATCGGTTCCGGTGGCAAATACGCCATGCTCTGTGCTATCGGGGTCAGCACCCTCGCGAGGCTCTGTTACGGCCAGATCGCTTGCCATGTAAATGTGCGCGGGGTCTGGAAGTTTTTTCCATCGTTCAGCGAACCAGGAGCGCAGAACGTATGTGCCCTCTTCCGCTGTCGGCCTCTGCTGATATTGGGCATTCCACTCACGGCCGCGGCCTGCTCTGCGCAAGTCTTCGCGTTTGGTCTGCATATATCCGAGGTCGTAACGTCCCGGCCACAGTGCGGCCTCGTGGTCTGTGCCTTCGTTCGCGATGGCTGGGAGCTCAATTACGGTCCACTCTTTGCCCTCGAGTTCGAGGAGGCGACCGCAGATGTCGTTTTCTTTCCATCTAGTCGTCATGATTAGTCGCACAGCGCCAGGCATCGCACGCGTGTCGAATGTGCCCCAATACCAACGCCAAAGAACCTCGTTGACACGCGGGGAGTCGGCTTCCTCGCGTGATTTTAGGGGATCATCCAGGATCCCGCAGTTGTGGCAAACAACTCCGCCGGCAACGAAACTGCCATCCTCTTCCACTTGGATGTCAAATACTCTTTCAACTCCACACTGTGAGATTTGTGGAACAGCATA